TTAACGATCCATATAAATATACGTCCGGCGCAGTAGTCAGCAACCAATTTGTACTATTTGAGGCCAATGCTGGGATCTCAGCGAAATACAGCAACTCTGCTGTGTAGTCAGCGTCAGGCGTAGGATAAAAGTTAAACTGACCGTCTGCGTGGCAGTAATACTCAGGCCGACCTGACGTATCCTCGGCTCTAGCACGTTTATCTGCCATCGATGCGCGGGATATCAAGTTCACAACGCTAGTGCCAGCGCCCTGAATGCTCATGCGGATCGTCTCCAGCCAGTCCCCGGGAACTTGCGAATACTGATCGCCAGCATCAATCGTTGCAGTTGCCCTCGTCTCCATCTTCCAGTGACGCATATCTCTATTAAGTTGCGACTCTGCGAGCTGTATGAATACAGGGATGACGCTAGTTAAATCGTCACGGTTGAGAAAGTCTGCAATCGTCGATTGTAAATTGGTGTAGTTGGTGATAGCCATTTATATGCCCATTCCCGGTTGTCTTCTAAATGCTTTTGGATTGTCATCATTGAAACGCCTAAACAAATCTTTCCGCATATCGAGAGGATAAGTGTTGAAATCCACCAAATTTCCACCAGCCTCTTCAAGAAGTCTGCCAGCGAATTGGTACATCTCTGGAGGCATATACTCCAAAGTAAAAGGATCGATCTCGGGCGGCGGAGCATTTACGCTTCCACCGTCTGGGCCAGCTGGCGGCATTCCAATCACGCCGCCGACTCTTGCTTCTACTTTCGGTCTGTCTCCAAATAAATAATCTAATAATCCGTTCGGCATTTGTGTCTCCTAAAATGGGGCGAGTATACCGCCTGTCATCCTTCCAAATTCTTTGTCTTGATCTTTCGATGGCTTCACCTCTGGGATCGAAGACATATTGGCCATCCCCGGTAAGAACTTAGCGTATTTACCAATCATCCTAATTGAATCCAACAAACTAATTCCAAATCCCTCGGCCACATCTTTTGCAAAGTCCATTACGCCTTTTGGCAGCTCGGATAGCGGCAATTGCTTGGCATCCTCAAGCCCCTCTAATCCAAGCAAACCAGAACCAGCAAACATTCGTCTATTCGGATTCTTCTCTCTAATCGTCATCAATTCGTCAATCAACTGTTGATCAACTTTTTGATACATATCCTTGTCAGTAGTATTAATAATGATTGCTTTTCTTGCCTCATTTGTCGTTAATGGCCGTGGAGGATTCTTAATATCTGGATTATTTTGTCCAGTTTTCCTTTTGCTTGTTATTGCAAATGGATCTCTGAAAACCTCTTCCATCGAATAGCTGGTGTCAAAAGAAGCTTCCTCTCCCGGCTTTGCCGCCAATTGATGCGTATATCCAGAATTATCTCTGTTGTATACAACTGGATGATCTGGATCCACTCTGAACATACCTCGACCAGCTCGATACAATTCAGGCCCAGCAAGTCTTGGATCATTGACCGCCGCTATCACTTGATCTGGATTTGGAAAGCCAGCATCACGCAGCGGTTTTAACTTCATCGCTTGGTATATTGCTTTCCTTATCTCTCCAATATTCGCGTAACCGTTTATTCCCATAACCTGATCTTCAAAGTCAGGATGATTAATGCCAACAAACGGAGGATTTCCTTTGCTGCCCTTGTAATATCGCCTAACTCCTTCATCAAACATCTTAGCCATAGATGAAGTTATAGGTCTATCTTTCATCTCTTGTATCAAGTTTTGAACTATCGGAGTAGTAAAATTTGTCGCCTTATCCTCCATGTTGACATACACGGCTAATGGATCTTTTCCTGTTACCTGTCGAAGCAATCCAGCCCTAGCGTGAAGTGGAGATATGCCGCTTATGTTACCTCTCCACCCAGAGGCATTCCCAATTTGAGTTGTGTATGGGAAATCTGCGCCTGCCTCTCCTTTGACATTGGTTGGTACACCGCCAATCATGTCGGCCTTCCCGTGTAGAGTTTTATCACCCATTATCGGCATAAGGATATCGCCGATCTTCAATTGCTCAGGCGTAATGATGTTTCTATTTAGATCAGTTTCAACGAAGTTAGTACGAAAATTATTGGACTCGGCAATTTTTTCTCTTTCGTCGAAGTATGGATTGCTTTTCCTAGCCTCTACATAATTCTCTCTTGCCCCATCCAAAACGTTTTTCTTCATGGGGAATCTTGGATCTGCATTTTTGAGTGCGGAATCTAAAAATCCAGTATCGATCAAGCGCTGAATGCTTGGATCAATCATGTCCTCTACAAGTTTGATCAATCCCTTTCTTGGTTTTGCCACTATGCTATCCCTCGCAGATTACGTCTGATCGGCTCGCCCCAGCTCGATTGCTGCGGCCTGTAGCCAACTGCCAAATATCTCATCGCGTCAGCGCCATGAGATGTCCAATCGTGCCTTGGTCGACCTCGCCATGTTCGGCCCTTCTCATCGAAGTCCCGCTGGTACTGCCTCAGCGCCTCGATGCCACGATTGCATCGTGTCTCATCGAACCAACATCGATCTAACATTGATCGCACTGCCTGTATGCCGTCATCAAGATTGAGCTTTGGCGCTATCTCCACGGGCCGTACCCCTAAGTTATCCAAGGTCTCGAGGCGCGAGTGTCCCGTACTGAGTTCTTTAACTTGAACATCGTGCGGCAGTATGTGCGACTCATAAACATAACCTTTTTCTTGCAGCACTCTGGCGTAGTGATCGAGACCAACGCCACTGTTTTCGTAATAGTCAATCAACCTCACCTCTTGCCCGACATACTGCGCGAACCATATCGAGGTCGAATCACCTATACCTAAATCCCAACTTGTGATAACACCTACCGCCCGATCATACTGAACATTGCAAATTCGTCCAGTATTTGTTGCCTCTTTCATCTCGGTGCCGTAGTAAGCGCCAGCAATCGCGGCTTCGAAACTGCATTCGAACTCTTGCTCGTATCGATCCTCGCCCATCGTTTTAAGCGCGGCGTCGAGTTCCTCTTGTGGCAGCAACTGTGTCTGGCTTGCCTTGTGAACCGCGCAATACCAGCTCTGATCGTGTTGCGCAGCATCAAATATTTCCCAGAATTCGTTCTTGCCTTTCGGCGTTCCTATCATAGTCGCCTTGCCCTGACGGTCAGCGATCGCTGGTCGAATGACTGTCGACCATGCGTTCATAGGGAAATCAGCTGGCTCGTCTAACACCACCGCGTCAAAGTAAAGACCTCGCATCGAGTCGGCAGTCTCCGCGCCAAACAGTCTGATACGGGCGCCATTTGGGAAATCAATCCGCAGCTCCGACTCGTTGATCTTGATCCCGGGGATCGAGCGCGTGAATTCCTTGCAATAGTCCCACGCCACCGCCTTTGCCTGACGATATGTCGGCGCAACGTATGCGACTCTGACGTTTTGGCGCGGGATAGTTAGCGCGTCCCTAATCAGGTCATTGATAGCCGCGACAGTCTTACCGCACCTTCGATGAGCAACCAAACACGCAAAACGCTCTTTTCTGTTGTGAAACGGGAGCATGACCTCCCGGGGAGTGTACGGAATCGTGATTTCAGGCATAGAATCCTAGAAAGTCGACGATCATAGCCGTCGTCGTAAAAACCAAACCAACCACCAACGCAAAGATAAACCAGTCGAACTTATTTTTCATCTGATCCTTTCCACTTAACGATTAACGGCCCTCCGGACTCGCCAGTATGCTCGAGCTGCTGACGCTCGCCGTAGCGCTTAGGTAGCAACTTGCTCGCTGTCCATTTTATGGCATCAATCTGGAGTCGAGCCACGTTGTAATTATCTGGCGTCGCGCTGTATGCAATCTCCATGATGTCTTCAGCTGCGTATTCTTGCTGCGCGTTCTTCGCGCGCGCGTACTTGTCGCGAATCTGTGGGTGTTTATACATCCACCGATAAAACGTTGATTTATCAGGCGCCCAATCTTTTTCTCTACAGATCTTGTTCAACGAACTACCAGCAGCAATTTCCTCGCACATGCGATCAACCAGCTCATCAGTAAAGTCTGTCGGTCTTCCAATCTTTTTTTCTTCTTCCATACCACACTCCATGTCTCGGTTGCTACCTAGATATCAACCGACGCCGTTTGATAACCGGCTATTAAACGGAAAATTATCCACGTCGATATTCTACTCAGGACACGACATCGAGGACAGGACAATCGAGGACAAAAGACATACTCTTTAAGAGTATGTCTTGTCTTGTCCTTTCGTTCGCTTGTCCCCCAGTTTGTCCTCCGCAATGTCTTTACATTTGATAAGTGTTTGATTTTAAACATGTTTCTGACTACAGCTCGAGGACATTACAAAATGTCCTCAAATGTCTTTTTGTCCTCAAATGCGTTAAGTGTTTGATTTTATTCATTTGTCCTCAATTGTTGACCTGATTCTCTAAATTGATGATCAATGACTCGTTCGTTGCCGACCATCCATTCCCTTCTGGAATAATATATTCGGCATCGATTAGCGCTCCGATCATCCTCGAGGGATCGGCCTGACATGCTTTCTTTGCGGCAGACTCTGACATCCCGATCATTGGCCCAGTCAAGAAA